TGGGAGAATAAAGATCTATCATGGATGGAAAAATGTGTATGGGCTGAGGTATTTAACCTAGAAGACGAAGAAAAAGGAGGATGTTGGGCATCTAATGGTTATTTGGCAAAAAAATTCAATACCAGCCAGCAAACTATGACCAATACAATCTGTAAGCTGAAAAAGTTAGATTTAATTAGGCAAGTTAGCTTTGACGGCAGAACTAGGATAATTAAAACGGTGTTTTTAGACTAAACCTATATGTTTACTCTGACCAAACCCATATGTTTACTAGAGAATACAGTATAGAAAAAAGGTTTATTTCTAAAGAAATAAAGGAGAAAACAAGTTTTCTCAAAAATAATTGTTTTTTTTAATTTTAAAATTATAAATTATAGTAATGCAAGATTATAGCAATAAAGTAACGTTGGGAATTTTAGACTTTTATCAAGAAAATGAGTCTAGAGAATTATTAAACTCATTGAAAAGTAAGCTTGATGTAAAAGTCCATATACTTTTTATTGATAATGGAACCCCAAAACCTTATAGCAAGAAATTTTTAGATGAGGGTCTTGTTGATGAATTAGTAGTCAATGAAAAAAATACGGGATGTGGTCCAGCTACAGTTCAAATGTATGATATTTGTAAAACACCATATTTGATTTATGTTCAAAGCGATCAAAAATTAGTTAAAAAAATAGGCACTTCAATGATGGATACATTTATTGATTTGCTAGATAACTCTTGTAATTGTATTGATTTAGCTGGTAATCAGGGTAATGGAAAATTCTCGGAGAGAGCCAATATGATGGACGTTGAATTTTATAAAAAAATACCTAAAGAAACTTTAGGGGGTCCTGGAATTACTAATTCACAAAAGTATGTTGAAGAATGGGTTCAAGATTATTTTTCCGATAACGATATAAAAATTGCTAACATATCTCCAACATTTTTCTCTGATGAGGGTTATTATTCCGTTAGACAACTTTCTCAAGACGATCCTTGCATTATGAAACATTCGTGTTGGACTAAAGAGATGTGGCTGTTAACTGACCCTCCAAAGAAAAAGCACGATGTTTATCCACCTCTTGATGATGACGAATGGGAGTTATTATTGAAAGGAGAGTTCCCAAGATGGGGAACTGGAGAGAGGGGTTACACTCCAAAAAAAATGTTGAAAGACAAGTTTACTACTGAGCTTGTAGAAAATAAAATAAACGAGGATATAAATTATGTCTCCTAAAACTTGGATCTGTGGTATCACATACGGTAAAGCCGTTGAAGATGTAAAAAATAATATCTTGCCAATCGCAAAGTATTTTGATGGACTTAATATTGTATTACATAAAAATTCAATGTTAATGTCCAGCGAGGAGCAAGAGCTTTTTGAGCTATTAAATGAAAATAAGGGTGCAGGTAAGATTCACCTTTTTGATTGGATTAAAAGATATGACTTCTCTAGGAATAGATATCTTTTCGACCCACTTATGCAGACTGGAGATTTTTTTGTGGTTTTAGATTCAATGGAAAAATTAGAGCCAGATTTTTGCAAAAATGATTTGCCAAAAATTAAAAAAGCAATGATAGAAAACAATCTAGAGGCATTCTTTTTACATGGCAAAGGTTTTATATTTAGAAAAAATGAGTGGATGCAATATCAAAACGGAACTCATGAATGTATTAAACCTATGAGTAGAGCGGCTGAACTTACAGACACCAATGAATATGAAGATAGTTCTAAATACTTTACTAATACAAGGCCACTTGTTAGAGATGCATTACATTTTATAGAACATTATTTTAGATATTATCTAATAGATAATACAATGCAGTGTTTGCTAGGGACTGAAAATGATAAAGAATTAACAAATCAAAGATGGCAGAATAGACACAATTTTAGGCTTTACCTATACAGCCAGGATATTAAATTTAATTATGATGATATCCTAGAATATTTTAAAAAAGACCTTTCTGAAGAAATTAAAGTCTTTTTAAATAAAGAAAAAATACTAAACGATTTTTATCGAAATAAAATATTGGGCGAAATTGATATTGTAGATAATCACGATTATAAAAATATCAAAAAACTATGATTTCTTTAGCAACCTCTGCCTTTAATATAGAATCTAATGATTTTGAGATTGAATCAGCAATTAAAAATTGGGAGATTCATGTAGACGAAATTGTAATTAGTACAATTCCCAGTTCTGATAATTCATTAGAGATATTACACAACCTAAAAAGCTCTAAACCTATTAAAATTATAGAGGAAGCTTTGTCTACAAGTGACCCAGAGTTTGATGGCAAAATTAAAAATGCCGCTCATCAAAATTGTTCTAACGAAGTTATTGTTCAATGTGATCTTGACGAAAGAATGGGTGGTAAAACAGAACAATGGCAAGATTTTGCTAAAAACCTTTTAACCTTGCCAGATATTAAAGCGCTTATGCTTCCAGTTGTAGATCTTTACGGATCATACTATGAATACTCATCTATAAATAAAAAGTGGTATATTAGTAAAAAAGATGGTACAAAAAGAGGGACTGTTAATTTTGCAAAAAAAGAAGACGGTAAAATAGATATAGAAAAATCAGATACTTGTGAACTTATAGATGAAAATGGTAATTTAGTTCCATCTATAGATATATGTTCGGCATATCAAGTTAATCCATTGCAATACTGTCAATTAATGAATCCGTTCATATGGCATTTAGGGCATTTAGATTTAGAAAGAAGAGCAAATATAAATAAAAACTTTTGGAAAGAACAATGGGAAAACAAAAGTGGTGGTCCAGTAGATGATTGTTTTACATCTGTAGAAAAGCTTAAAAACAAAGAAACTTTTCCACATAATATACAAATAGATTTTTTATGAAAAAATTACCTATATCATTAGCTTTCTTTACATCAACCAAGGGTCATTGGGGTTACCAAGACTGTTACAAGCATACTATTAATTCTATTTCGGAATCAGTATTCACTGATGTATTTTCTGGACTATTTGCACATATAAAAAACTCTGGAGAAGGATTTGAAGAAATTGAAGATTGGCTAAAACAAAAAGGGTTTTTTGTTAAAATAAGAGACGGTATATGGGATAATCACGGAACAATCTTTGAAAGTGAGGAAGTTTTAGGATATTATGGTGACATGTTGAATCTTTTATCTGAAAACGATCTTCTTAAAAATGAGTTTATACTATTTTGTGAGGATGATAATACAATTAATTGCAACGGAGATTTTACAGAATTTTTAAGTAGAGGCATGTCTCTTTTAAAGAATAGAGCCGATATTTTGTCTGTAAGAATTAATAGAACCGATTGTGCAAACTGGAATGATTTATCTAAATCTACAAAGATAGATGATTATATTTATTTACAAAATGAAGATTATACTAAAGTAGGTCCTACATTGACATTTCAACCTACAATAATGAGAACCAGAGACTGGTATTCTTCAGTTAGATTTATTAATAATAATTGGAATCAATTTAAAAATGCTCATTGCGAACTGGTTTCTGGATTTGTAATGAAATATTTATTTACTGATAGTAAAAAACCTTTTGCATTTTTTAACCCAGATAAAATTAGTTGTGATCATATAGGAATAGAAGAATTTATAAAAGGAAGAAAATATGAGTAGTGATACAATTATAGTTCCATTTAATGGGGGTGGATTAGGTGATGCATTATCTTTAACTTCTATTTTTAAATATAGAGATAATTGTAAGCTGTTGCTTAAAAGTGACAATAAAATGAAGGAGGTATTTAGTGAAATCGTTAAGGGTTTATGCGAGGTAGAAATTTGCGATAAATTACCCTTCGAAATCCCATACCAAACAAATTTTTCTAGATGCGTAGCAGGTTTTAATTTAGACTATTTTAAAATAGAAGTTAAAAATTGTATTCCCAAAATAAAGCTTGATAATGAAGAAATAGAATGGGCTAAAGATTTTTTATCTGAGTATAATAACCCTATAGCTTTTCAACCTTTTAAAAGAAATCATAAACAAGGCACTCAACTTATGGATAGAGATAGATCTATTCCTAATAAAATTATTTTTGATCTAGTTAATGAATTAAAAGGTAATGGTCATGATATTTTGCAGTTTGGATTATCAGATGATTCAATTCCAGTAGAAGGATGTATACAAATATATGATCTTCCTATTAGAAAATGGGCTTCATGTTATCATGTTATTGGAAATTATCTTGGTGCTGACACTGGAGACTGTCATTTAATGTTATCTGTAGGTGGATATTCAAATATTTTTATACCCCCAAATGGATTTAATTTTAATTATGATAGAATTTTATATCGAGAAGAGGATTTCGAAGGAGAACCTATTAGGGCAAAATATTTTCCCTATGAATATGATTTCTCTTATGATCAGCAAGATGACAAAATTAAATTTAATGATGATATCATAATAAAAAAATAAATATGTTATACTATAATGCACAAGATCCAAATAAATATTCTTTTTTAAAAAAAAGAATTGTACCCAAAGATATTGATTCTTTAACCAGAAAAAGATACGGAAAACCCAAAGATGGTAGTTATGTCTTTGCAGAAGAATTATTTAATAATTCTAGAATTATTTCTTATGGTATAAACAGCGATCCAGATGGAACATCTTTTGAAGAGAGTGTTTTTACTTTAGTAGATGAAATTCACATGTATGATGGCACTATAGAAAAATATCCAGCCAGAGAAACCCTACCATCAAATTCAAAGTTTTTTAAAGAAAATGTTTATGGCGACAATTTCCATTCTCATTTTGATAAAATCTTTAATAAAGAAGATGATAAATATTTAATTAAAATGGATATTGATGGCTGGGAATATGATGTCATACAGAATAATCAAGATATTTTTAAAAAATATATTTCTCAAATTTCTTTTGAATGTCACGGCTTAATTGAAGAGCATCCACCAGAATGGGATGTGGAAGAAATAATTTTAAATGTAAAAAAAGATAAGCAACTCAAAATTGATTTTTTCGATTTTATGAACAAACATTTTGTTTTGTTTCATGCACATGCAAATAATCATTGTCCTACTTATGTAGATTTTCCAGAAACACTTGAGCTTTTATATATTAATAAAAAAGAGCTTAATAATGTTGACTATAAACCTTGTGAGTATAAAATGCCGATAGAAGGATTAGATTTTCCTAATTATGACGGCAGAGAAGATTACATTTTAAATTGGTGGTTATGAAAATTGGATTTACAATTATTGGCTTCAATCAAGAAGAATTTATTGAAGAATGTCTTAAAGATTTGGTTCCATTCTGTAAGGATAACAAACATCTTATAAGCGTTGTTTCTATTCCTTTTGTTGAATATCAAGACAAAGTTATTGAATATGATAATACTATTCAAGTTTTGACAGATAGACTCCATAAAGGCGATATTGATTTTTTATCTACTGAGCCACAGTTTATAACTGAAGCTGAATGTAGAAATATAGCGTCTAAACCACTTCTTGAAAATGATTGTGATATAATATTTATTATAGATTTAGATGAAATGTTTTCTTATGAAAATTTAACTAAAATTCAAAAATATATAGAAAGGTCAGAGTTTATTGATTGGTTTTCTATTAGTTATAAAAATTACGTAGGTAATGGATATTTAGACGAGCCATTTACTCCCCCAAGAATTTTTAGAGTAAAATCTAGAAATTTAAAATTTTCTCATTTTCATTTTGACAATGATGTTACTTACAAAGATTCTTATGGTCTTGACATACACTTCAAAAGTCTATCTAATAAGGTTATTCCTAAAGAATACACATGGGTAACACATTATACTTGGATGAACGACGAAAAAAGTAAAAACAAAATTGAATTTCAAATGAAGCATTATGGTCATTGTTCATATAAGTGGGAAAATGGCGAGATTAAATTAAATGACCAGTTTTATATTGAACACAATCAAATAAAGCCAAAGATAATATACGATGAAAAATAAAGAAGAGATGGAGATAGAAATTGACGGTAAAACAGAACAAAGGCAGGTAGATTATACTGTCAAGAGGGGTCGTGATTTGGTTAGCTATCCAAAGTTAAAACCATATGAACACATCTATGAAAATGATAGTGGTGTATATATTTTCACTAGTATCGTAAAGTAATTTTTACTACACGTAATTTACAATTATTCATCTTTTTAAGAAAAGTTTTTGGTAAGATATGCATCTTGATGTAATATCATTTACCTAAAAAAATATCATGTTATTTAAAGAGCAAATATCCCGTAAACCTAATCTATATCCTTGGACAGAAGACTTTGTAAACGCCATGCACAATGGCTTTTGGACAGACAAAGAATTTAATTTTCAATCTGATGTTCAAGATTTTAAAATAAATCTCTCTGATCAAGAGAGAGAAATTATCAAGAGAACTTTATCCGCTATAGGGCAGGTAGAAGTTTCTGTCAAAAAGTTTTGGGCAAACTTGGGAAATAATCTCCCGCATCCAGGAATTACAGATCTTGGCTTTGTGATGGCAAATATTGAGGTTATCCACAATAATGCCTATGAACGCCTTCTTAGCGTCCTTGAACTAGAAGACGTTTTTGAAGAAAATTTAAAGCTCCCTATCATTAAGGGCAGGGTAGATTATCTAAGAAAGTATCTTAATAAGTGTTATAAAGACGAGAAAAAGCAATATATTTATTCTTTGATCTTGTTCACTCTTTTTGTAGAAAATGTTTCTTTATTTAGCCAGTTTTATATCATCAATTGGTTCAATAGATTTGACAACGTATTGAAAGATACTGCGCAACAAGTGGCTTATACTAGTCGTGAAGAAGATATTCACGCGAAAGTTGGTGTTAGAATTTTAAACACCCTTCGTGATGAATATCCAGAACTTTTTAATGCTGATTTACCAGAAAGACTTAAAGAAGAAGCTACCTGTGCCTTTGAAGCAGAATCTAAGATCATAGACTGGATTATGGGAGACTATAATAGAGAAGGTTTGAATGCCGATATTTTAAAAGAATTTATTAAAAATAGATTAAACGAATCTTTAGATCAGATTGGTTTTGATAAAGTTTTTGTTGTTGACAGCGACAAATTAAAACATACTATATGGTTCGACGAGGATGTTTTAGGAAATTCTGCTACAGACTTTTTCTTTAAACGCCCTGTAGAATACTCTAAAAAAGACAAATCATTTGACGAGGAGGACTTATTTTAAAATGAATTATTTACAAGCAATATTAAAAAAATTAGAAGGTCAGAGAGAAATAGAAATGGAAGATCTTAATGTTTATATTACGACCCCTGTTGGTGTAGGAGAACACGCCAACATTGGTGAAGAAATAGAAAAAAAGGTTGAAAATATTGATGCCTTGGATTCTAAAATAGAAACTATTAATAAGATCTTAAATTCATGAGCAAAAAAGAATTTTACTGGCTAAACAAAGATTCAAGAACATTTTTAAAAAGAGGATATCTAGAAGGGGACGAAACTCCAGAATACAGAATTCGTTTTATCGCTGATGCGGCACAAAAAATTTTAGGCATTCCAGGCTTTGCTGACAAGTTCGAAAGCTATATGTCTAAAGGCTTTTATAGTCTGTCTAGTCCGATTTGGGCTAATTTTGGATTAGAAAGAGGTCTTCCTATATCCTGTTTTGGTTCTTACATTGACGATACAATGGAGGCTATTTTAGATAAGTCTTCGGAAGTTGGAATGATGACTAAATCTGGTGGTGGAACTTCTGGATACTTTGGAGACCTAAGAAGTCGTGGTGCAGATATATCTAGTGGCGGTAAGTCTAATGGGCCAGTTCACTTTCTAGAAATTTTTGAAACAATTGCCAATGTAGTTTCACAAAGTAATGTTAGGCGCGGTAGTTTTGCCGCATATATGCCAGTGGATCATCCAGACATTATTGAATTTTTAGGTATTCGCGGAGATGGACATAGCATCCAAAATTTATCTATAGGTGTTTGTATTGGAGACGACTGGATGAAAGAAATGCTTGCTGGCGACAAGGACAAGAGAAAAATTTGGGGCGCAATCATAAAAAAACGGTTTGAAAGTGGTTATCCTTACATCTTTTTTACAGATGCAATGAATAATAATGCTCCAGAAGTCTACAAAGATAAGGGATTAAAAATACATGCTAGTAATCTTTGTTCAGAAATTGCACTGCATTCTAATCCAGACGAATCTTTCGTATGCAATCTTTCATCTCTTAATTTGGTAGAATACGATGAGTGGAAAGATACTGATGCTCCAGAAACATTAACAATGTTCTTAGATGCTGTGATGACGGAATTTATTCAAAAATGTAAAAAGATTTCGTTTATGAAGGCTCCAGCATTATTTGCAAGTAAACAGAGGGCATTAGGCATAGGTGTTTTGGGCTGGCACTCACTTTTGCAGTCTAAAGGAATTGCTTTTGAATCTATGGAAGCCAAATATCTTAACTCTGAAATTCACAAATTAATTTCAGAAAAAACCAAGCAAGCATCAAGACAAATGGCAGAGGTGTTTGGAGAACCAGAGCTTCTTAAAGGTTATGGTCTTAGAAACGCAACAACTATGGCTATTGCTCCCACAACATCTAGTTCTTTCATTCTTGGACAAGTGTCACCAAGCATTGAGCCTTTAAATTCTAATTATTTTGTAAAAGATCTAGCAAAAGGTAAATTTACTTATAAAAATCCGTATCTTTCTGAAGTTTTAAACAAACACGAAAAAAATGATGATAAAACGTGGAAAAGCATTCTTGTAAATGGAGGATCTGTACAGCATTTAGACTTCCTTTCGGACGAAGAAAAGGCTATTTTTAAGACTTTTGGAGAAATAAGTCAAAAAGAAGTAATTATACAAGCCGCTCAACGTCAAAAGTTTATAGACCAAGCGCAAAGCTTGAATATTATGGTTCATCCTAAATCTTCCCCTAAAGATGTAAGCCAGCTTATGATTTTTGCTTGGGAGCAAGGAGTAAAAAGCCTTTATTATCAAAGGGGTACTAATCCAGCCCAAGAATTGAGCCGAAATCTTTTAGAATGTGAATCTTGTTCTGGTTAGATATAATATAATAGATAAGCTTTTTGTAATTGTTTTTAAAAAAGTGTAATCTATTTTATGTCATCAGGAATTTATGATCTTGTAATCGAAAAAAGAGCAACTTTTTCGGTATCTTTAACTGTAAAGAACGGAGATGGAAGCGCTTATGATCTTTCTAGCGCGTCTTTGTTTTCACAAATCAGAATTAATGTTGGGAATATATTACAAGCTGATTTTACTATTGATATAGTAGGAGATCCAACCAACGGTTTACTTAAATTATCTCTTACAAATCAGCAAACAGCGGAACTATCCGTAGCACCAAGTTCTTATGATTTGTTCGTGGATAAAACTGACGGAAAATCAGAAAAACTTCTAAGTGGTTCTGTAACAATTATCGATAATGAAACGTCATTATCGGCTGAGGCTCCTCCCATATCCAATACTTTTACACCAAGAAGAAATATTAGTTTTTTTAATTCAACCTTTGCTAATACTGGATTAAACGATGAATACAATTACATAAATTCTGGATGCTTTTCTGGAATTAATGTAGCTGCTTTAAATTCTGTATCAACAGATAAAGATTGTAGGGTAAGGGTATATAATGCATTAAACTTTGATGATCTAACCAGAAGTGTGTTGCAAGATGCACCAGACGGTGTTGGCTTGATAGCTGAGTTTTCTTTGACTTCTGGACAACCCATTGAACTTGCCCCATCAATTATTGGAACCAAAAGTATATTAAGCTCTAGTGGTCAATCAATAATGGTTGCCGTAAGTGCATCTGGTTCACAAACTATTAATTCTATATCTGGCACATTTGACATTTTGCATTTTCAATAAGCGATGAAAGAATATATCGTAACGCTATGGAATCATCAAGATTTAGATGAATTTTACCAAGAAATGGAAATGGACAGTCATTGTGATTGTATCCCAGGTAGACCCGTAGAATGTTGTAACAGAAGGGAAATTAGTAGGAATACACATTATTTCTTAGATGAAGATGAAGCCAAGACACTCTTAAATGATAAAAGAGTAAGAGATGTTTCATTGACTCCTAAAGAAATGGGATTTGTGCCAAAACTAATTTCTAGATTTTCAAATAAAATTGATAAAGATAAAGTAGCTACAGACTTTAATTACCTTGGCCTTACTGATAGAAACTTTTCTAGTAGTTATACATTTGGAGAATCAAACTGGGGAATAAATACATCTATCAATGGCCCCACTTTGTTCATGAATCCAATTGAGTTTCCAGAAAGACAAAATACTGCTAATAAGAAGTATAATCCAAATGGATATAATTACGACACAGGAGATTTTTCTGAACAGCAGATCCCTCTTACTAGCTTTGATCTACAAGATCCAATATCTACGTACGACGACAACTTGTTAAATTACAATAATGGTAAAAATGTAGATGTAGTTATAGTAGATGGCACTATCGATGACACGCATATAGAATTTAGAAAACACACATCAAAGACATTACCAGAAACCGTTAGATTGCCAGATCAAATCATGATTAGTGGAGCAAAATGTCCGACTGGAGAAATATTAGATATTACTTATGCTAGGTATTCTGATAATAAAATAAATCATTTTTATACAAATTCAATATCATACTTTGATAATAAATTTCGCCTTCTTGTCGATACAACTGGAAGTACAACATTCAATATAGGCCTTTATGAAGGTATTACTAAGATTGCTGAAAAAACTGTGCCAAGACCGCCTATTATGGATAGTGGCTTTTCATTTAATTATGATTATTATTGCGCAAATCATTCAACTGGCTTTAAAAATATCTTTACTTTTTATAATGGTTCGTTTGACATTAATAAATATTCTGGAAATGGCTCTATGACAAACGGCTATTCTATGATGAGGGCGCCAGATGCTCGCACGGGAGCGTATGAAATTATTCCGTGTAACACCAAAAGAAATCTTACAACTGGAGTACCCTATGATCATTATTTCTTTATAAAAAATAGACCATTTGATACAGACATTGTATCATTGAGTCCTGGGGGAAGTACGAGAAATTGCGATTACATCTCCCCTGATATTGTTCGTGTTAATAAAACAGGCCTCCATGCTTCAACTGGATTAAATTTTGAATTTAGAATTCAGGAACTGTCTGTTGAATTTGGCCCTACTGTATTTACTGCAAGAACAGGGGTAACAAACATTAACACAGAAACAGGAAGTAGGTTGATAAAAAGAGAATGGTTTCCTGGTTATACATATAATCCAGGCAATAACGAAAATGACAATCATGGATCGCACGTAGCTTCAATAGCTTGTGGAAATTCTCAAGGATTAGCCTCAGAATCAAATATATATAATATTAATTTCCAAGAGCCGTTTGCATTTGATTACATTAGGGAATTTCATAGATCAAAACCAATTAATCCAGTAACAAAAAGAAAAAATCCGACAGTAGTCAATAATAGCTGGAGTTATAACTACATCCCGTCATTTGGTACATCTATAAATTCTAACGATCCTAACGGTCTTCCCTGTTTTACAGGAATAAGATCAAAATTAAATTCAAAATATTCTGGCGGTCATTCTCCAATAGGGGACGTTATAGAATCCTTTGATCTTCAAGTTAGTGGTAAAATAAACGATGCAGAATATGTTCAGAGTACTTTCGATTCTACCAAACTCGTTATAGGTGGGCAGTTTACTGGAGTTTCATTAAATGGTACGGGTTATAATGTTCAAAACCTTTTTGGTTTAGATATGCTTAATAATTCTATGTTACTTAGCCCCACAGATTCAAGCGAGCTTTTCTTTGGATTAGGTACAGAAGGTCCAGTTGAAACAATATATAATCAAGTAGTAAGAGCAGGTAATCCTGAACATACAGGAGTAACTTTGGTAGGAGGAGATTTTACGGGCTGGATTAAAAACAATGCAGGGGAAGTACTTCCTATAAAAAATTTAATAAATTTTGGTATGTCTGATTTCGACCGTACAGGCATCAGTTTTAATCATCCTACATTTACTGGTTTAAATGGTAAAGTTAAAAAAATTAAGCCGATATATGACACGGAACATGGTTTCAAATATGGCTTTTTGGGTGATTTTACTAATTACAGTAGTGGTTCAGAAGTATCCAATCAACATCATATTTTAATAACTGATTTGAATTACAATAGGACTGGCTTTTCAGGTATAAGCACACCTTTTACCGCTCCCTCCTTTAGACAATCTGGAATTTTTAGTGGATCAGCACATATGCTTAGTGGAAGAGTGAACGATTTTTACTCCAGAGACTTGATTGGTAATATCGGTGGCTCACCGTCCGTTATGGAACATGAAATGATGATAGTTGGACGTTTTAACGACGTGGGAGAACAACCTAATACACATAGTTGTAATAACATAGTCGCAATTGATTCTACTGGAGGTGTTGTTCTGGATTTTCTAAGTAAATTCCGTGGTGCTGGTGGTGGATTCGCTGATGAAGATGAAATAAATGCTATAATTCCAGCATCAGCCCCTGATATATATGGTCAATATTTAGCTCTTGGAACTTTTACTGGCGGTGGTAATGACCGTACTAATTATGCCGCTAGATACAATTTAAGTACGGGATCGTCCGTAGATCAAGTAGCCGATTTTACAATTAATGGTCCAGTTACAAAAGCCGAAATAGACAAAACAAGTAGAAGAAGTCAAGGAGGACCATCATCGAATAGTATTGTTCACTTCTATGGAGATTTCAGTCAAATAAATGGAAGAGATATAAATAATGGGTTATCCTCAAATTATTGTTCAGCTTTAGGCGTTTATTATCGTCTTAGCGGTAACGCACACGGAAGGTATGAGCCAATTCTTAATCAAAAAACTTTAAGTGGATCAGGAAATATAGAATTCGCAATATCTTCTGATAATCGTGTACCACCAATGTTTACTAGAAATACATCAGCTTTTTCATATAGCCCACAAATCCGTTCTGTAAGACTTTTGGGCGAACAAGTAAAAGGTCATTCTAAAAGCCTTGTTCATCTTGCATCAACTTTTAAAGATATAGATGTAGAGATAGCTGCTAATTTTGGAGCCATACAAAAGAACCGTACATACCCTTTAAATGTTGAGATAACTTCAGTAGACTCCGACATGGAAGATTGTATTAAAGACGGTATAATTATAATTAACTCTGCGGGTAATGACAATCAATTGTTGGTTCCTTCTGGTCATCCAAATTATGCTGAAGTTTTGGGTAGTTTTACACAAGATTTCTCTACTTTTCAAGAAATTCCTACAGAATTAGTAAAATTTAATTCCGTTGGAACGCCTCAAAAATTTGGAATTAATGTCGGATCTTTTTCTGTTGATATAAATCAAACAGGTATTCTAAACAGAAGCAAATTTTCAAATTATGGTCCACAAGTACACGTTTATGCTGCTGGAGAAAATATTTTAGGGGCTGTAAATGGCCAGAATCTTGCAGGATTTGACCCTGGTTTAGGAGATACTGTTTCATTTGAGAAAAATAATCTTGGATCATATTACGAAAAATTTGATGGAACAAGTATGGCTTCTCCCCAAATATGCGGAATGGTTGCTTTATATTTACAAAGATATCCAGGTCTTACCCAAGATAGGGTTTTAAGATTATTACAAAGCAGATCAAGTACTTCTAAAATGGTTGATCAATATCCAACAACTGGTACTAGCATTCCTCTTAGTGCCATAAATCTTTATCAATCAAATAACAACATTCCAGTATTGTGGTATCCAAGATTTTTAGAGAAAAAAGTAAATTATCCGCAAAGAATTTCTCCTGTTAGAGATTCAACTGGTATTTTATATCCACGAATTAAAAACAAATTTATATCATGAGCATATCTATAATAGTTTCTGGCGAAGACTCTACAAAAGTCACCGTCCCATCAGGCGCAAGTAATACAATTTCTATTGGTCAAGACCTTTCAGACTTTGTAAAAAAAAGTGAAACTGACGTTTATTATCCAGCTTCTAATCCAGATGGCTTTATTACGCTTACTGCCTTCCTTAATACAATAACTGGGTATGTTCAAAAAGATCAGACTGGTACTTTTGTTACAGATGCTGAATTATCTGGTATAGAATCAATAACAGGGGTTTTAGATACTAGATCAACCTTAAATAGCAATGCTATTGTTAGTCAAGATATAGCGATTGGCGCTTTGCAACAAAAAACTGGAGATTATCTCACAACTGGAAATATTAGCCCATTAGTAAGAGACTTTGATGTTAGTGGTGATTTTCAAGTTTCTGGAGGTTCGACGTTTTACGAAACTGTGAACTTATTTCCACCCCAAGGTAGAGCTATAACTGCAAGGTCTACAAATTCTAATAACCCAGGCATACAAGCTGTATTTGAAGGGCCTGTAACAGTAGGACATGATTTGTTCCAAAAAGCTGGGTTTACTAATGGATTTGCCGATGGTTCTAATCATTTTCATGCCTTGATCGATATTAATCGAATTGAGCAAGCTTCAGAGAGTGATGTTAAAAATATTGAACGTGTTCAAGAAAGATATTATGCTATAACTAGTAATCTATTACCTAATAGTAAAGCCGCTTTTTGGGCTTGGCACAAAGTAGCTCGTTCAATAGATACTACTAATGTAGATACTAGTACTGCTACTTTAGATGTTTCTGCTTTGCAAAGTTCTCCTAATAGGAGCGCAGACTCTGAAGTCCCCTTTAGCACCAATGTAAGTCCTGCTAAAAAATCTGAAGACTTGGTTGTAACACTTGACGGTCATTCTTTTTCGTCTGGCGAAAGTGCAAGAATGATATTTGATCAGTCGTTTCAGGGTCCAATTGTTGCGGCTAATCTTTTTGGAAAAGTTACGGCTACTACTACAAATACTTTTAATGTAGAATTATATGGAGGTAATTACAAAACAACTAGTCAAGTTCCATTAGGAACTGATCAAACTGGTTTAAGCTTTGATTTTGTTACCCTGCAAACAATTGGAACTGGTACAATTGTTCAAAATGGTAACGAAAGTAATTTACAACTTTATTCTAAAACTAATTTTACACCCCATCGTTTAAAGGATGAGACACTAAAAGCTACTTGGTCGTCTGCTCATGGACTAGTAAAAAATGAACACCTCCTTGTTCTTACAGATGGTAGGGGAGATTTGTCTGTAAAACAGAGTGCATATGTTTTAGACCCAGATCCAGATAATGATGGTCTAAGTATCATCATGGTTTATGGAAGAAGAGTGGAACAAACAGATATTAGCTCTTTCGATGCTTTTGGTTCTTCAAATTGGACGATTCATAAAGGTAGTATGGATGGTATACATGATGATACCATAGGAGATAATTTATTTAGTTTTAATGCTAATAATGTAGGAGAATACAACGCATATCAAATAGGTCCAGGTTGCCAAACAGATGTAGATTGCATTTCTATAGGTAAAAATGTTTACAATAGAGAAACTGGTACAGTTAAGATAGGTTATGATAATGAAGCTCTTAATATTACATCCAAGGGGATTGACACTTCTGGTCAATTAACTGTTACTGGTAATGTTGGTATAGGAACTACATCGCCACAAGCTAAACTTCATGTTGCAGGAAGCGGAATAATAACTTCTGATTTTGCAGTTGACACTAATACTTTATTTGTTGATGCTTCACAAAATAGTGTTGGCATAAAAACATCATCACCACGTGCAGGCACAGCACTTCATGTTGATGATAATTTTTTAGTTACGAATGGAAATGAAGACCATCTCAATATAGACACTACTTCTTATATTTATAAATTTGGTGATATTAGTGGTGGAGATAATGGTTCATTTTTTGAAGTTAATTCTCCTAATGGGGTTTCATTTGTACAAAATGCTAATTTTGGTATAGGAAATACATTACCGCAAGAGTCTCTTGACGTCAAAGGCAATGCGATTGTTTCAGGAAATGCTTCTGCAAGTGGCACTATTACATCCACATCAAATGTATCTAGGCCAATTCAAAACGATGAAGCTAATGATACTACAGCAATTAGAAATATTAGAAATATTACGCAAACTGGATACAATGCTTTAACTGGCTCGGGTGGCGAAGATGCTAATACACTCTATATAATCGTGGGATAATATGTCAGTACAATTAGGAAACACAGCTTTTTCAAAAGCGTATCTTGGCTTAAACAGTGTAGACAAAATAGCATTAGGTTCAAATGTTATTTATCCTGCAAGTACAGATTCCTTTAATGTTAAAGGACGGGTTCGAGGTAATGCAAGTTTTGCGATTTTCTCTAATGGAGCAAGAATTGAAGATAATTTTCCTGATGTTTATTATTTAATTACTACAGTTGAAGCTGGAGGAAATGTCAACTTAACATACACTTCTCAGAATGAATTTGACGAGTTTCGTATTGATAGCGGAACAGTTGGCTCCTTTAATGTCGGTGAAACAAATTTTCAATTAACAAATGTTCAGTCAGATATAGAATGTGAAATTGAGAGAACTGATTAAATTAAATGCTTTTCAGGCATACGACTCATTTTTAACCGATGCTTAAATAGATCAGCTTTGGAACCATTTAAGAGGTAGATTTAGTTTGTAATTAAATATAATTGTAATTATAAATTAATTATTCATATTATATTTAAATATGAGTGAAGATTTATTTTTACTATATAAAAAAGAAAGCTTGCAAAAAATGGATGCTTGCATTGAAATCTTGTCGCAATCTAGAAGAGTTTTGATGGAAGATCATAATTGGAAAAAAAATTCAAAAAAAGATGATTTTATGCTAGATTTATATTCTTCAATAACACAATTAAAAAAACAATTAAAAATTTATAAAAAAAATTTTCAAAATAATAAAACGATGAAATCAGCCGCAAAAAACCAAGTATTTTTTGCTCAAGCTTATGAATTAAGTTCTGAAGCTATAGAAGCAATGGTAGAAATAAGTAAATAGTAGTTGTTTTTTACGTTTTTTTACATATTATTTTGTGCATGTTAAAAGTTTTGGTTACAGGTGGTGCTGGATTTATAGGATCTAATTTAGTAGATAAATTATTAGATCATGGACATGAAGTTACAGTAATCGATAACGAGTCTAGTAATTCTAATGAAGTTTTTTACTGGAACAAAAAAGCTTCCAATCACAAATTAAATATATGCGACTACGATGCTATATTACCGTTATTTAAAGACGTTGATATAGTATATCATGTAGCGGCTGAAGCTAGAATACAACCTAGCCTGAATAACCCTATATTGACAGCCAAAACGAATACTCTTGGAACTTGTACAGTTTTGCAGTGTGCAAGAGAGGCTGGAGTCAAAAGGGTAATTTATAGTTCTACCTCATCTGCTTATGGCAGAAAAAATAGCACACCGAGTCTAGAAACTATGCAAAAAGACTGTCTTTCACCTTATTCCGTGACAAAAACCTGTGGAGAAGAGTTATGCAAGATGTTTACAGACCTTTTTGACCTAGAAACAGTAGTTTTTAGATATTTCAACGTTTATGGAGAAAGACAGCCATTAAAAGGTCAATACGCACCAGTTATTGGAATTTTTTTAAAACAAAAAAAAGAAGGGTTGCCCATGACAATTGTTGGCGATGGATTACAACGCAGAGATTTTACTCATGTAAGTGATGTTGTAGATGCAAATTTGTTAGCATCTAATTTACAAAATAAAAATATCTCTGGTGAGCTTTTTAATATTGGAACTGGCAGAAATTATTCTATAATAGATATAAAAGATATGATTGGTGGTAAATTTACAAACATTCCACAAAGAAAAGGAGAAGCTCAAGAAACTTTAGCAGATATTACAAAAGTTAAAAAAATGCTTGATTGGTCACCTAAAATAATATTAGAAGATTGGATAAAAAACAACAAATGAAAAAAGTAATTGTCACAGGCGTAACGGGTCAAGTAGGATCATATATGGTTGATTTCCTATTAGAAAATACAGATTATGAAATATATGGAGCAATCAGAAGATTGAGCGTTCCAAATCATAAAAATATTGAACATATTGACTCAGATAGGTTTCATCTTATTGAGATGGATCTAACAGATGAACATAATATTTTTACTGTAGTTCAAGACATAAAACCCGATTATTTTATTAATTTTGCGGCTAATTCTTTTGTTGGTAATAGCTGGAAAATGCCGATTAATCATTTCGATGTAAATGCGCTCGGAGTTATGAGACAGCTTGAATCTATTCGTAAAATTTGTCCAAAATGTCGTTATTATAATGCTGGTTCATCAGAAGAGTTTGGAGATGTGATGTATAGTCCTCAAGATCTAAAACATCCTCCAAGACCTAGAAGTCCTTATGGTGCGTCAAAAGTAGCCGCTAGACAAATTGTAAAGGTTTGGAGAGATTCTTACGATTTATATGCTGTTCAAGGCTACTTATTTAATCATGAATCGGAAAGACGGGGAGAAGAATTTGTTACAAGAAAAATTACTAAATCGGTAGCTAGAATTAAAAAAGCTATTGATAATGGAGAGGATTTTGAACCCTTGGAGCTTGGTAATATGAACGCAAAAAGGGATTGGAGTCATGCCGAAGATTTCGTAGTTGCTGTTTGGCTTATGCTAAATCAAGATAAGCCAAAGGATTACCTTTTAGCGTCTGGTGAAACACATACAGTCAGAGAGTTTGTCGAAAGGGCATTTATCTTTTCTAAAATTGAAGTACAAAATAGCAATTCTTTCAGATGGGAAGGTTCTGAAGAAAATGAAGTTCTTTATTACAACGATAAAGTTGTTGTTAAAGTTAATCCAGAGTTTTATCGTCCAGCAGAGGTCGATATTTTGCTTGGAGATCCATCCGAAGTAAAAGAAGAGTTAGGCTGGAAACAAAAAATTAGTTTCGATAACTTAATTGAAAGAATGACAAAAAACGATATTAATGAGTAAAATATTAAGCATTTATTTAGGTCATGATTCAAATTGCACCTTTTTAGATACTGGCC